GAAGTTTAATGTTAACCAAGCCGTAGAAAAGATGAGTCCTGAAGTATTAAAAGAATTCTTAAAATTTAGAATTAACTTTTTACAAGAAGAACTTGATGAAATGAAATCTGCAGAGAATGCTGATGAAGTAGTAGATGCTTTAATTGATCTGTGTGTTGTTGCAATCGGTACACTTGATCTATATAAAGTTGATTCATACTTAGCATGGGATAGAGTATTCACAGCAAACATTGCAAAAGAAGTTGGTATTAAAGAAGAAAGACCTAATCCACATGGTTTACCTGACTTAGTAAAACCTGCAGGATGGACATCGCCAACACATGAAGACAATGTTGGTTTAATTGGTAAAACATTCGAATAGTATGGCTTTATCAAGAAGTGATATAATTAAGCTTGGTAATCAGGCTAGAACACACCAAAATTATAGAGTAGCAAAAGTTCAAGTTGAATATGATATTGAAGTTATGGCTAATGAAATTTTTGCTAGTCAAAATAGAAAAGGCCGGTCTTTAGATACAATAAAAGAACACTGTAAACGTGGTATTGTAACTGAGACTGCGGCTGTTATGATATTTGGCGGTAGAAGAAATACACAAAAGTTTGATTATACAAATCCTGACACTTATATGTGGGATGCATCATTAACTGAAAAGAACTTACTTACAGAAGTTAAGTGGATAGAAAGCAATTGTGAATGGGTAACATATTACAATGATAATATATCAACCTTTAACAAACACCATAAAGATCTAGACTTATTCTTAGCAGCAAAAATGAATGATGATCCATCTGCATTATATTATGAAGTGTCTTTTGTTTTAGTAGCTAATGCTAAAACATTCTTTGACTACTGGAGACCTAGTTCTTATAATGATAAACATTTCTATAATCATTATAAAGCTATATCTTATGGCCAATGTTATCCTATCAATCTAAAAGAATAATTGTACATTAATTCGATTATTTGTTATAATATAATTTTATCTGAGGAGATATTATGAAAGAATCATTGAAAGTATTGCAGCAAGCAGCTGAGATACAAACCAAAAAGTCTAACGACTATCAAAATCCTAATTCTAGGATCCAACAAGCAGATTATTATCCACGTGGCTTTGCCTCTATTCTAGATGTTATGCATGCAAAAGTATTACGTATGCAATCAGTTCTAGAAGCAATGGAATCAGATAAAGATTATAATCCAAACTTTGAATCCCTCGAAGATTCATGTTTAGATCTTATTAATTATGCATCTTTCGGTACTGCATATATTCGTGGCGGTATACCCGGCCAGAATCCTCAAAATGATTTCTTAAATCGACCAAGAAGGGATCTACTAGATGAGTAGAAATACATATGTTGGTAATATAAGAAATTCATTCTATCAAAAATTAGTTAAAGAAGAATATGTTACTGATAAAACTGGTGTAAAAACACTTGAGATTATGAATGCTTCTTTTATTGCTGATCACCCAGCAATTATTGGTACTGTTAATGAAGACTATGTAGAACGTGAACTTGCATGGTATAAATCACAATCACTTAATGTTAATGATATACCTGGCGAAACACCTGCAATCTGGAAATCAGTAGCCACTGAAGATGGTTATATCAATTCTAATTATGGTTGGTGTATTTGGTCTGATGAAAATCATAACCAATATACAAACGTACTTGATGAATTAAAAAAGAATCCAGATTCTCGTAGAGCTAATATGATCTATACTCGTCCAACAATGCATTCTGATTATAATCGAAATGGCATGTCAGATTTTATGTGTACAAACAATGTACAATATCTTATAAGAAACGGCGAACTTAATGCTCTTGTTTATATGAGATCTAATGATGCAGTCTTTGGTTATAAGAATGATTGGGCATGGCAAAAACATGTACTTGATTCTCTATGTAAAGAATTAAATGTACCAGCTGGTCAAATCTATTGGAATGTATCTTCTCTTCATATCTATGAAAGACATTTTGGATTACTTAAAGATGCGGTATATAGGTCATGAATAAATGGGCTAAACGATATATGGAAATGGCCGAGCAAATTGCGTCTTGGTCTAAAGATCCGAATACAAAAGTTGGTGCAGTTGTTGTTGGTACTAAAGGACAAATACTTGCACAAGGCTATAATGGATTTCCTCGTAAGATAAAAGATACTCCATCAAGATTAAATGATCGAGAAAAAAAATTAAAGTATGTTGTACATGCTGAAATGAATGCTATATTTAATGCATCGTTAAACGGTGTATCATTAGATGGCGCTACTATCTTTATTCATGGTTTACCAATTTGCCATGAATGTGCTAAAGGTATAATACAAGTTGGTATTAAAAAGGCAGTTATACAAAAGCAGTTTCCTGGTATGAAGGATACATGGAAAGAATCCTGTAGTCTAGGTGTTAAAATACTGGAAGAAGCAAATATAACAGTAATTGAGGTATAACATGAAAGAATGGCTATTTTGGGTTGCTGTAACAATAGGTCTACTATACTTAATGGTAGTTGTTGCTGCAGTGCTTTTGAAATAATATAAGGAAATAACATGGGCATATTAGATAAAATTAAAAAGAATACAACGGTTAAAGATAGTGATATACTTAAAAATTCTAAGTTCTTCACTAAAAAGGATATGATACCTACATCCATTCCTGCAATTAATATTGCATTAAGTGGTCGATTAGATGGTGGCTTAACGCCAGGTCTAACAATGTGGGCAGGTCCTTCAAAGCATTTTAAGACAGCGTTTAGCTTATTAATGGCTAAATCATATTTAGATAAGTATGAAGACGCGGCTCTACTCTTTTACGATTCAGAATTTGGTACTCCTCAGTCTTATTTTGATTCATTTGGTATTGATGTAGAACGTGTCTTGCATACTCCTATTACTGATGTTGAACAACTTAAGTTTGATATTATGAAGCAGCTAGAAGGTCTAGATCGTGGTGATCGTTTAATGATTGTTATTGATTCAATCGGTAACCTAGCTTCTAAAAAAGAAGTTGATGATGCGCTTGATGGTAAATCAGTTGCTGATATGTCAAGAGCAAAACAAATTAAATCATTATTCAGAATGGTTACACCATATCTCTCATTAAAAGATATTCCAATGGTTGTTGTTAATCATACATATAAAACTATGGAACTCTATTCAAAAGATGTTGTTGGTGGTGGTACTGGTTCTTATTACTCAGCAGATAATATCTTTATTCTAGGTCGTCAACAAGACAAAGACGGTACTGAACTTCAAGGTTATAACTTTATTATTAACGTTGAAAAATCACGTTATGTTAGAGAAAAATCTAAGATTCCTGTCTCAGTAAAATTTGATGGTGGTATGTCTAAATGGTCTGGTTTATTAGATATGGCTATGGAAACTGGTCATGTAGTTAAGCCATCTGTTGGATGGTATTCAAAAGTCAATGTAGAAACTGGTGAAGTAGAAGAAAAGAAATATCGTATTAAAGATACTGATACAAAAGATTTCTGGATGCCAGTAATTACCGATCCTACTTTCCAAGAAGCAATTAAGAAACGTTATCAAATTGCACACGGTAAAATAGTAACTGATGATGAAATTGATCAAGCTCTTGCAGAACTACCAGATGATACAGAAGTTGAAGTATAATAAAGAACCATACGGAGATCATCAATATCTTTTAGAATTTGTTGATCATAAATTTTCAGGCATACAGTTTATACTTGATAAGGTAGAATTATTAGAGCAAGAGGATAATTGTACTTTAAAATATCACTATGATATAATAGAAAATAATACAGAGTTAAGTATTAAGCATGAACTAAAACAAAGCTTTGAAAAATGTGTGGGTGATCTCGTCGTTCAAATGATTGACGATGGTCTTTTAAATAACGACTTAATTTACTACGGCGGTGTGAATGAGGATTGAAAATACAATATTAAGTAATCTCTTACATAATGAAGAGTATTCTAGAAAGGTTCTACCTTTCATTAACAAACGATACTTTTCAGAACGTAAGGAAGCAATAATCTTCGAAGAATATCAGAAGTTCTTTGACAAATATAATAAACCAATTACAAAAGAAATCTTAGCCATTGAGGTTTCTAATCGTAAAGATCTTAATGATAAAGAATACAATGAGTTTTCTGATTATATCAATAAGATCGAATATTCCCCAACTAATACTGATTGGCTCTATAATGAGACAGAATCTTTTTGTAAAAAGAAAGCTGTGTATAATGCCATTCTAGATTCAATTGGTATTATTGATGGCAAAGATAAACAAAGATCTGAGGATGCTATTCCTTCTATGTTATCCGATGCTTTGGGTGTTTCCTTTGATAGTCATGTAGGCCATAACTATATTGATGATTCTGATTCTCGATTTGAATATTATCATCGAGTAGAAGAAAAGATTCGATTTGATCTTGACATGCTTAATAAGATTACAAAGGGTGGTTTATCTAAGAAAACTCTTAATGTTGTTCTTGCCGGTACTGGTGTCGGTAAATCTCTATTCATGTGTCATACTGCAGCAGCCAATCTTATTGATAATAAAAATGTATTATATATCACTATGGAAATGGCTGAAGAAAGAATTGCAGAACGTATTGATGCAAATCTACTTAACTTATCAATGGATGAATTAAAAGTTGTTGATAAGAATGTTTTTGATAATCGATTAGATAAAATCAAGCAGAAATCTCAAGGACGACTCATCATCAAAGAATATCCAACTGCCGGAGCCCATGCTGGCCATTTTAGAGCTTTGTTGGAAGAGTTGAAAATGAAACAAGAATTTTTACCTGATATTATCTATATCGATTATCTTAATATCTGTAACTCTCAAAGATTGAGACAGGGTGCAAATGTTAATTCATATACATTTGTTAAAACAATTGCTGAAGAAATTCGTGGACTCGCCGTTGAGTATGCAGTACCAATTGTTAGTGCTACTCAAACCACAAGATCTGGGTTTACAAGCTCTGATCCTGGACTCGAAGATACTTCTGAATCTTTTGGTCTACCAGCAACTGTTGATTTAATGTTTGCGCTTATCTCAACCGAAGATCTTGAAAACATTGGCCAACTTATGGTTAAACAACTCAAGAATCGGTATAATGATCCATCTTATTATAAACGTTTTGTGATTGGTGTAGATCGATCTAAAATGAAACTTTATGATGTAGAAGCATCTGCTCAAGCAAATATATCTGATGCAGGCCAAGATAAAGATGATAAACCTGTATTTGATAA